GCACTGCCTAAGTGCACCCCGAGAGTTTAGCTGCCGGGGCAACTAAGCCCCCACCAGCGAGCCTTCGCCCGCTCTCCAACTACGTTAAGTAGAAGGAGCCCACCTGATCTTTATGTCGACGGATTCAGGACGTCCAGCACGTTCTAAGTGCTTCGCATCAAAGATAGGGTCAAGACCCTGCTTGAGGAAGAACTTAAGTAGGGCTCCGTAATCGTCTAACTTTGACGAACGGAGCCGGGAGCTTGTCACCATCCCTTTTACAAGGGGTCGATGCAAGTCACTGCACATCTTCTCGGATTCGAACCCGAGAAAAGTGTGTCTCCCGACTACCGGAGAGTTTTCGAGAACGTTAGGAAAGGGGGCTAATCCTCTCACTTGACGATCTAGGAACTCAGCCGTCTTCCACAGACCTGCCTTGTAGAAGGCATTTCTGAGTTTGACGAGTGAGATCATCTCCGAACCATGCTTCAGTGATGTTGGGAAAATACGACGACAGTAGACAACAGTTACGTCCTCTCCGTCGTAGTAATCCTTTCCGCAGCTCTCTCTGAACTTCCCGGTCCAGAAAGATTTAGCGGTATTCACCTTACACCCAAACAGGTGAAGTGAATTCATCACTGAGTGCACATATTCTATGGGGACAATGATATCGTCTCCATAGACACGCACCTTGGGAAGAATGACTTCAATGTCCTTCTTCCTAAGTGATCGGCCTAGCTCTTTCTCGATCCCATGAAGTATAATGGTTAAGAAAACCATTGCCTCCATGGGAAAGCAGAGAGCCGAACCCATAGACGCGAACTTGGCTAACGGAATAATTCCATAGCCAGGCACATCTGCTCTAGTAGAACGACAGGCGGAAACCGCACCAGCCAGGTGTGGAAACCGTCGAAGCATTCTGCTAACAAGCAAATTAGAGACACGGTCAGAGGCATCAGACATATCAAGAGTCGCAAGACTCCCAGATATAGATCCCTCTCTGGCGAGGCGCTGATTAGGCGTCTGGTCAGTAAAACCAACGCTGTTGGCAAGGTAGTTACTCCTTTCAAGAGCGGACACGAGTTCAACAAGAAGGGACTGTTGTGCATATTGCATGCACGTCGGTTCCATCGCGATGATTCGTGGTGTCTTTAGCGTTTTAGGAACAGTGATGACCTTGACGGGCATCTCTGCTTCGGGTTCGATGAAGTCGACTAGGTCTAATCGATCGAAGAATCCGGCGCTGGGGATAATGAAATCTCCGGCGGGGAAATACTCCTCGAGTCGGTTTGTCCAGGTACGCTGAACGTATTTGTCGTTTCCGACGATACGGTCGGCAGTACTGCCTTTACCATGTTTGGGTCTAAGGTCACCATCATAAACCTTGCGGTCAAGATGGCAAAGATCAGAACTCCAAAGAAGGTCACAGATCCGGTCAAAATCCAGAATAACATCTGAATGTTGATTCGATTCTGTCCAGGCAGCGACTTCATTCTCACACTCGATGTAACGTCCATAGGCACTTCTTTCTCGCTCTTCCGAGCAATCAAGGAGTATCTTTTTAAACAGCAGAGTTATCTGCCGAATAAAATAGATAGCTGTTATGGACGGACAATCGAGAAGCTGACCACTACTACGGTCAAACACGAGGTCACAGAAACCTCCGAGAAATCGGGGGAGCCTGCCCTTTTTAGCGAAACTGCTAAAGAGATGAGGACCTGCGACTCCACTGTCAAGAGCTCTTTCGAAATCTCGACAGTAAGTCGGGAGGGTTATCGTGAGAAACGATATCCCTTCGTGCTCAAAACGACGCGTGACAGTTTCAAAATCACGCGTGGTGCTAGTGCGACACCAAATGCTAGCATCTGCTAGCACGGATTGCAAAAGTGACATCAGGCTTTTCATCAGTACCTCCAATAAGGGGGAAACATGATCCATAGCCAATGTCAGCCAAGGGGCTTTGCCCCTCAGTTGCCGTCCGGATGAAGGCGTTGCAGCG